AAAAAGACTACCCATGAATATTGCCCTTGGTGTTATTCTCTTTTTAATATCAACATCAACTCTTGAAATACCAATATCACATTGGTCTTTATCACCCCAGAATGGTTGGACATTAACACCTTTTTTAAAAGATTTTATTTGTATTAATTTATCTAAATCTTTATCGCCCTTGAATTTTGTAGGACTTTCAAATCTTTTTGGTGATTCCCCGTCTGTAATGTAATCGTATGGTCTTTGTGAGGCTGGTCCTATATCTGAAAGGTCAACATCTACGTTAAGCGTGTGATTACCAGTTGGTACACCAAATAACATAAAATCACCAGCAGAATTAGTTGTAGTAGTAAATTTATAGTATTTATCGTACACTTCTAGAACTGTGTCGTTATCTATAACCTCTCTCTTTGATGGGAAAGTTCCTACTGGGGTAAAACATGTTTCTTGTGGATTAGGGTCAGTCTGTAATAAATTGTATCTTATACCTTCACTATCCTTATCATCAATAATCTTGAATGGGTAAAGACCTTTAATTTCGCTATCTTCTTCATCTTCATCAGTTAGGGGAACAAATATAGAAACCTTTGCATTTGGTACACCAAATCCGTTATTTACAATAACTCTACCTACAATCACACCGTAATCAGAACAAAATCTACTGTACGCTTCAGCTTGAGATATTTTTAATGATAATATCTCAATAAAATCGAAATCTTGTTCTACTTTAACTTTTAAGTATGAATCATCACCATTTGGTGTTGTTCTTATTCTAACTGTTTTTGACATTATAATTTTATTTTGTCTACCCTTTCAGCAATATGGTAATCATCTAGCTTATCAGATTCTAAATCATCATAATCTTCTGGATATTTTTCCTCTATTTTTTTATTACCTAAACCTATTTTGTTAGCTAAAACTACTAATGTCGGTTTTAAATTTACCTCACCATTATTAAGTAATATCGTTTTAAACAACAAGTATATAATAAATAATATTATTATAGGTACTGTTATCAATGAAACTAAGAATATAATAAATCTGATTATAAAATTAAATATTTTAAATTTAGTTTCAGTTCCTGTTATTATTTCTCGTTCTGTTTTACCGCTTTTACGTTTAAAAACTTTTAGTATTTCACTTTCATTTGTATCTATACCATCCTTATTTTTGCAAGTTCTACAACCCATATCTATTTTTTTTAATTTTGTTATAACACTAATATAATGATTTAACTCACCAAAGGAAATGCTTATACGGTCTTAACCCTAACTAATATATCCTTATTTGGAAATTTAACTTCAAACATAGTTGTCGATTCTCCAAATAATGTAAATTGACCTAATAAATCGATTTCTCTAGTCTCCGAATCTAAATATGGTTGTGCAACTTCATTTAGTGAGTATTTACCTTCACCAACCTTATTGAATATTCTCATGTCTATGACATTAAGAACACCATTAACATTATTTATTATTTCCATTAATTCAGCTAGATAGATATTATCACCCATATCAAATTTATTAACATCCATATATGATGTAACTTGACTTATAATTTCAGCCATTATTTGAGATTGTGGGTATTGTTTCTCAATAAACACATCAACCTCAAAACTAAGATTTACAACTCTACCATTTGAAACTTCTACATAATCATTAATCATTCTGTAATCAGCTAAATAGGTTGCTATATTATCTCTAAGTGCACTCGTTGAAGAGTTTGTTAATTTACCATTATTATCTAATCCTAAGATATAAACTTTAATCTTATTTTGTTCTTCAAATACACCAGTTCTGAATGGTACACCAAATTCACCTGGCATAAGTGAAATTCTTGATTGGTAATCCTTAAGTGTTACACATCTATTTTGTGCTGAAAAGTTATATCTTACTAGTTTTCTTAATTCCTCAACAGATGGTTCATCCTTACCACCTAATGCTGGTATTGGATTATTAACTTTTAGTGAAGATAACACACTATTATTTACTATTGGGTCGCTACCATTAACTGTCATGTTAACCGTACCTGTTTTGTTAATTGTATTAGGACCTAAATTAGTGTCACTACCACCACCAACTCTATATCTAACATACATCGTTTGATTAGGTGGTAATGTTATTCCTAATGAGGTGTTATTGATAAAATCACCAATCTTGTTTATTAATGATGGATTTGTATCAAACTCACATAAAGCTGAAATATCTTCTGAACCACCACCGAATATTAATTTAGTGAACCCTAAATCTGTATATTCTCTAATGAAACGCTTATCTACTGAGATAAATTTACCTGGCATAACACCGCTATTGTCAGAAACCTTAGTATCATCATTAACAAAAATTTTGTCCTCAGCTAACGCATCCATTTCATACCATTGTAAATCAATATCTAAGAATTGGTCTAACTCTGGTGATTTGGTGTAATCCGTTCCTTCTAATAAGATAACTTGTGAAACAGATGTTATGTCATCATCTGGAAGAATAACCTCTAAGAATGGCTTAGAATCAGTTGGGGTGATTACCCTCTTAAATATTTTGGTTACACCGTTGGTAACCATTTCTCTCTTTGTAAGCTTATAAGCGGTAATGTTACCATTGGAATCTACTTGTGGTAGAATTAACCTATTTGGAATACCACCTATTGTGAATGGGTCGGCAAAATCAATATCGGCTAAATTTTCAAATACCTTACCAGCACCAGATACTTGACTACCTTGTCTGATTACGGGAGCATATGAAATATCAAACGTATCGCCAAGAACTGGGACTGTTACTGTGAAGTCAACTATTGTTACAGATGGGCGTTTTCCTGGTATTTTTAAACCAAACGTTCTAGCTATCGATAAAATTGATTTTCTTTCTTGTGCAAAATCTAATTGAGTTTCTTGAAATGTCCTATCCGTATTAAATGAAAGCATATCGCCTGTTGCCGCATTTAATTCTAAAAGCATCATACCAACAGAAGCATCATTAAAATCGTTAAATATATCTGGATAGTATTGTCTTACGAATTGGATTAGTTCCGTCCTAATGTCGGCAAAGTTCCTTGATGAATAATTTATTTTTTTGGTCATATTCTTAAATGTTAATTATAATAAAGTCAGTAGCTTCGAATACATCATCAGTAACCGTATAATCTATCCTTACAGTTGCAGCGTATTCACTATTTTCGCTTTCCTCAACATTAACCTTGTCTACTTGTAGATTAGGTAAGTATTTTTTAACTGTTTGACTTATTTCCTCTTTTATTTCTGATTGTGTAGCACTATCGTTTGGTTGAAATATGTATTTCAATAGATTAGTACCAAAGTCTGGTAGGTATAAACGTTCACCCTTTCTAGTTAATATTAGGTGCATTAGGTCAGCCTTAATTGCAGCACTGTCGCTATTGTTTAAGTCTAAAAAAAATCCCTTACTACTATCTTGAAAAGGGAAATTTATGTTGATATATTTTCCGTCTGCCATATTATTACTATCTTTATTACATAAATACTATAATAAATATTTTTCAGAACTAAATAGTGCAAATAAAAAAGGCCCATCGTTAGATGAGCCTTGTTTATTTTTATATTATATTTGATTTTATCCGTCACATGATAAACAGTCATCCATTGCGGAAGCTGCGATGTCACCACGAAGTACGGATTCGGTTCTCATGTAGTAAAGTGTTTTCACACCTTGTTTCCACGCATCAAAATGTACTTGATTTATCCACTTTGGTGTTGCTTCTTTTGGGAATGCAAGATTAAGTGAAACTGATTGGTCAACGTATTGTTGTCTAACACCAGCTTGTTTAACTAAATCCAACTGATTAACTTCTTTGAATGTTTTGAATACTTCTTTGAAATCAATAGCGTTTGTAGTATCTACAGTTTCGTCAAGTTCTGAACAATTCTTTAGTTTACCATCAATGAAACACCAATCGTCTAAGAAATCTAAATCTTGAACTGAACCACCATCAGCAAGAATCTTATCCCACACTTCTTTGTTGTCCATTTTCATCTTCTTCAAGTATTTTAATAATGACCTGTTCTTTCTAATGAATGTTCCCTTAGCTGATTGGTCCGTCCAAACATTCGCTGGCCATGGTTCGATACCAGCAGACCAGTTTCCAGCTAACTTAGAATTTGATACTGTTGGAGCGATAGCCATAGTGTGAGTATTTCTAAGACCAGTTCCTACACACCATAATGGTTCACCGTATTCCTCAGCCATATCTTTACTTGCTCTTTCAGATTCAGTTCTCATTTGAGAGAATATCTTTCTAGTTTCAAACTGTGCTAAAAGACCTTCGAATGGGATACCCTTCTCTTGTAAGTATGAGTGCCATCCAAGTGCTCCTAATCCAAGTGCTCTTCCCTTCTCAGCTGAACGGATAGAGTTTTCAAAACCTTTCATGTTCTTAGCCTTTTGGATAAACTCTTCTAATACACCATCTAAGAACCATGTTGCAGTGTAAACTAAATCAGTTCCACACCATTCATCGTACTTAGCTAAGTTAAGAGATGATAAACAACAAACGAATGAGTGATTCTCATCAGTGTGTAATACAATCTCAGAACAGATATTGGTCATGAATACCTTAAGTCTGTTTTCTTTATATGCTGGTGGATTTTGTTTGTTAACATTTCCCTTAAACATAATGTAAGGTTCACCACTTTGTCTTCTCTTTTTAAGTACAGCAGCCCATCTTTTTCTAGCTTCCTCATCACCGTGTTCTACCTTTCTCATGAATTTATCAGAGATTACAGCACATTGGTGCATATTCAAACATTGTCTGTTTACATCACCTTTTGGTTCTCTAATTTCTA